ACTAATCATGCGGCGGGTTCTCCCGATCTCGCCGCAGTCGATCGAAAGGAACGGACATGCCAGCCATTGTTACAGCGAGTCAATTGCGTACGGTGCTTGGCGTGTCCGTTTCCTTATACAGTGACAGTTATCTAGATGAAATAATCAACACTAGTGAAGCCGTAATTTTGCCAATGCTTGTTGCAAATACTTCAGCAATTCAGTCTTATAAACTTGAATCAAACGTTGCGTATTTCTACACCCAGCGCGATCATCATTTTGTAGCAGGTCAATCGGTCATTGTGACTGGTCTGCCAGCACCGTTCACAGCAACACACACAGTCGTTACCGTGACCCCTTATTCCTTTACCGCTGCATTGACTTCATCAAATGTCACATTGCGCGAAATTATTCCAACAGGTACAGCAACACTTCAGGGTTATTCCGCAGCTGATCTTTACGCGACTAGCGCGCCAATCGAATCGGCAGTGCTTGCAGTTAGCGTCGAAGTGTTTCAATCACGGGTTGCAGCAGGTGGACAAATCGAAGGCGTAGATTTTGCTTCAACGCCCTACCGAATGGGTCGCAGCCTTACAAATCGCGTTTCAACTTTACTTATGCCATACCTAGACGTTGAAACGGTTGTGCAGTAATGCCAGCCAATTCCGTTGCCGACACCCGCGCAGCCTTAGCAACCGCCTTCTCGTCATTAGCGGCAACCTGCTATTCAAGCGTGCCTGAATCACCAATTCCACCAGCGATCGTCATTGTCCCTTCAACTCCCTACATGGAAGTTGTACTTATCGGCAAGGCTTCAACAAAAGTAAAACTTAACTTTGCAATTACCGCCATTGTTGCTTCAAACAGCAATGCAGGTTCCCTGGACAATTTGGAAAAACTGATAATCGGAATTCTTGCTGCAATGCCAGCGGGATACGTCGTGGGCGTTATTGAAAAGCCAACGGTGTTGGAAGTAGGTCAAAGTCCAATGCTGGTTGCCGACATAAACGTTTCGACTTACTACACACAAACAAACTAGGAGACAAAATGCCAACGACAATAATCACTGGTCGCGATCTAGTCGTGACCATTGCAACAGTTAACTACGACGCACAGGCGACCAGCGCGGTACTAGCAAACAGCCCTACCGTTGAGACTTACCAAACACTTGACGGCAAGGCTTACAAACACATTGACGATCAGTGGGCTTTCGACGTTTCAATGCTTGCAGACTGGGGCGCAGCGTCATCACTATGCGAAGCCCTATGGACTGCCTGCGAAACAGCACCAAACACAGCGTTGGCGGTTTCATTGACTGCCGTAACTGGCGCAGTTTTTGCGTTTAACGTCATGCCAGTATTCCCAGCAGTCGGCGGTGCAGCACCAGACGCACAGACCGTTGACCTATCATTTGTAGTGGTTGGAACCCCAACCGAGACATTCAGCTAAAAACTACCAATCGGGAGACAAAATGAAACTACCAATCACAATTGAATATAACGACGGTACGCAGGCAACTTTCACCGCTGCGCCACCTGAATGGGTTCGCTGGGAGAAATCCACAGGAAACACAATCAGTCAGGCGCAAGATAAAATTGGAATTTCCGATCTTGTCTTTCTTGCTTATCACGCCATGAAACGAGAAGCAGCTGGTAAGCCAGTCAAGCCAATTGAAGCATGGACGGAGACAATCTCCGAAGTGATCGTCGGTGAAGCAAACCCAAAAGTTACCCAGTCGGAAGCATAAGTCGAATCGTTTGGGAGGTAGCCCTGGCAGCAGGGCTATCACCAAATGACTTCGAAAGTGCCGAAGACATTTTGACGGTCATTGAGATTTTAGGAAGGCGGGCAAATGGCTAAGGAATCAATTTCCTATGACAAAGCAGAGTTGCGCGCAATCCTTAAATCATTCAAGGCAATGGACGAAGAAGCAACCGCGCAGGCAAAAATACAAACGTCCAAACTTGCTGAATACGTTCGCGACAAAATTGTTTCAGCAAGCGGTGGCGCGTCAAATAAAGTTGCGCCAAAAATTGCCCAGGGTTCAAAAGTTTCCAAGTCTTCAAAGATTGGTGAAATCTCGTTTGGTTTTGCCAGTCAAAAACTTAGCGGCGGCGGCACGACCCAGCAACTTTGGGGAGGCTATGAATTCGGTTCAAATAAATATAAGCAGTTTCCAGTCTGGTCAGGTCGCGAAGGTCGCGGTTCACGCGGTTGGTTTATTTATCCAACACTTCGAAGCGTCCAGCCTGAGATTGTTAAAAAATGGGAAGAATCATTTTCAAAGATAATTAAGGAGTACGACTAATGGCTGCTGGCAGTCGTACCCTCAAACTCTCAATTCTTGGCGACGTTGACGGTCTTAACAAATCGCTGACTTCAGCTACAAAAGACGTTGATACATTCGGCGACAAAATCGGCAAGACAAGCAAAGCGATTGGTGCTGCATTTGCCGCAGCCGCCGTTGCTGCTGGTGCTTTTGCAATCAAGATAGGCGTAGACGGCGTTAAGGCTGCATTGGAAGATGAGAAAGCCCAACGAATTCTTGCACTCACTTTAGAAAATACGACCGGGGCAACAAAAAGACAAGTTGCAGCAATTGAAACTTACATAACAAAAACAGCCCTAGCCACTGGTGTCACTGACGACCAATTGCGTCCAGCATTTGCGCGTTTAGTTAGATCAACAAAGGACACGGAAGACGCACAAAAGTTATTGAGTTTGGCGCTTGACATTAGCGCGGCAACGGGCAAGCCATTGGAAGCAATTGCCAATTCATTAAGTAAGGGATACGACGGCAACACAAACGCATTAGGTAAATTAGGTTTAGGCATTGACCAATCTATTTTAAAAACAAAAGACTTCAACAAAGTTTATGACAGTTTGCGAACGTCTTTTGACGGATTTTCAAAACAAGAATCGGTTTCATTTCAAGGTCAATTAAATCGTGTCAACGTTGCATTTGACGAAGCAAAAGAAACAATTGGTTTTGCATTTTTGCCAATGCTTCAAACACTACTTAATTTTATAAACAAATCAGCATTGCCGGTGCTGGACACATTTAGTAAAGGTTTTGATTTTCTGAAGGCTGACGCTTTTGCGGGTTCACTGACAAAGATCGGCAATGTATTAAGAGACACGGTGCTGCCTATTTTCAAAGGTGCTGGCACCATTTTTGACAATGTCAAAGACGCAATTATTGGTAGCAAAGACGAATTTGAATCTTTTTTTGACGTTGTTGCATACTTTGCACCGAAGATCGGCAAGGTCATTGGGGGCGCGCTTAGCGTTGTTGGTGAAATTGCAGGGCTTGTAATTACTATTTTTGGCAAGGTAATTAGTGCAATCAAGCCATTGATCAATTTTGCCATTGACGGCATTAACTTAGTTATTCGTGGGCTTAACTTAATTAAGCCAGGTGCAGATATTGCCAGCATTGGAAAAATTGGCGATATGCCGTCGGTTGCAGGCTTTAGCGGCACAACGCCAGGCGGTCAAACTTTCAATACAGGCACCGCGTCAACTGGTTCATCATCTTCAAGTGGTATGAAAATTCCAACTATCCCGAGCGTTGGCGGTGGCGGTTTAACTGGTGTTACCCCTGGTGCTAGCGGTGGCATATCAAGCGCAGCTAAAGCAGCAGCCGACGCGGATAATGGCTTAAATCTTGCAAGTTATCCTCGCGCTGGAAATTATGCTCCAAGCGGTTTTCCAACTGGAGAAGTAGCAAGCACAACAATTAACGTGACAGTTAACGGCGCAATCGACAAAGAAGGAACAGCGCGAACAATTATCAACACATTAAATGATTCTTTCTATCGCGGCACAGGTGGCGCAGATAACTTTCAAGTAGCATGACGCAATGGAATCCTGTTTGGCTAGTTGAAATTGATGGCGTTGAATATACCAACGCGATTTTGGCAAACCTAACAATTCAAAGCGGTCGAACAAACATTTATGAGCAGGCGCAAGCGGGCTACACAAACATTGAGTTAATCGACCTTAATCAAGCAACAATCCCAATTGCGATCAATTCAACAATTGGCGTTTCAGTCAAAGACACTTCAGGTACGTTTGTCCCAATTTTCGGCGGTAACGTCGTGGACATTGGTTTGACAGTCCGTGACGTGGGTTCGACCACGTTCACGCAGACCTATTCGATTACGGCATTGGGCGCGTTATCACGTTTGCCGAAAGCATTGACCAACGGCGTACTTTCAAAGGATTTTGACGGAAATCAAATCTACGAAATTCTTTCGGAATTATTGCTAAATACATGGGCTGAAGTGCCAGGCGCATTAACCTGGGCAACCTATGACCCAACAACAACATGGGCAACAGCTGAAAACGTTGGATTGGGCGAAATTGATCAGCCAGGCGATTACGAATTGGCAGCGCGTTCAAGTAATCGAACGGACGTTTATAGCCTTGTTTCAGCCCTAGCAACTTCAGGTTTTGGGTACATTTATGAAGACGCCCAGGGACGCATTTCCTACGCTGACGCAACCCACCGCAGCCAATACCTATCGGCAAACGGTTACGTCGATATAACAGCCAACCAAGCCCGTGCGGCGGGGTTGCGTACGGATATTCGCGCGGGCGACGTGCGAAACAATTTAACGATCAAATACGGGGCGTCCAGCAGCAGCGATCAATCTGCCAGTGACACGGACTCAATCAATACTTATGGCACATTGTCTCAAATCATTTCGACAACTCTGCACAATTCAGCTGACGCGACTGCCCAAGCAAACTTTTACTTGGCACTTCGAAAAGACCCGCAGCCAATCTTTAGTGAGATTACCTACGACCTGACAAATCCTGAAGTGGACAATTCTGACCGCGATAACCTAATCGGTGTCTTCATGGGCATGCCAGTTTCGATTGCTGACTTGCCTAGCAACATGGGGTCAATCTTCCAGGGCTTTGTTGAGGGCTGGTCTTTCCGTGCGGGATACAACACCCTCTCAATTTCGCTTAATCTTTCGCCCGTTGCTTATTCATTGCAAGCATTGTCATGGGACGAAATTTCCAACACATTTACCTGGTCGGGCGTGTCGCCATCGCTTGACTGGGCACGTGCGACAATTATCACTTAACAAGGAGAAAACATGACAAATCCAACAACACCGTTTTCGTGGCAAATGCCAACGTCGACCGATTTGGTCACGGACTTACCAGCAGACTTTGAAGTTTTTGGTCAAGCCGTTGCAACTTCAATGGCTGATTTGCTTGGTGGCACAACTGGGCAGATTCTTTCAAAAGCGTCAAACACCAACATGGATTTTACATGGGTAACAAATGACGTTGGTGATATTACGGCAATTACAGTAACTAGCCCGATCACAGGTGGCGGAACATCTTCTTCGGTAGCAATTGGATTCGATTCGAAGGCTGCAACTACTTTAACTTTTAACGCGCAAACTGGCACAACTTACACTTTAGTCGCTGCTGACGCTTCAAATAAATTAGTTACCACATCAAATGCTTCAGCAATAACAGTAACAATTCCACCGAGCGTTTTTAGTGCAGGCGAACAAATTAATCTGCAAAGTATTGGAGTTGGTCTTACATCTTTTGCAGCTGGGGCAGGTGTGACAATTACGTCGACAGGTGCAACAGCAGCAGCACCAGTTTTAAGAGCACGCTATTCCGCGGCAACAGTTATTTGCACGGGGTCTAATACATTTACAGTTATTGGTGATTTAAGTTAATGACGCCCATTTTAGGAATTGTTGCTTCAGCAAGGCGCGCACTTGCAACTGGTGATCTTTTAATAATTGCAGGCGGTGGCGGCGGCGGCGGTGCTTCTTACGGTTCTATCGGCGGCGGCGGTGGTGCTGGCGGTTTTCAGTATTTAACTGATCAAACAATTGCAGTTGCTTCGTATTCAGTGACCGTCGGCGGTGGCGGTGCAAAAGGTACAGGCAGCGCAAACAGCGGAGGAACAAGCGGTTCACAGGGTTCAAATTCAGTTTTTGGTGCATTGACTGCGTCAGTCGGCGGTGGCGCTGGCGGTTATTCGGACGGACTTTTGACAGGCGCAAACGGTGGAAATGGCGGTTCGGGCGGCGGTGCAGGATTTAGTGCTTCAACATCTACATCTCCTGGTACTGGCACATCTGGTCAAGGTAACAATGGTGGTAATGAAGGGTCAGGCGGTGGCGGTTCGGGCGGCGGCGGTGCTGGAAGCGCAGGTTCAAATCCAACCGCGGGTTCAGGTTCTGCAAATTCAATAACTGGTTCGTCAGTCACTTATTCAACAGGCGGTTCAGGTTCAGGTTCTGCGGGTAGCGGTGTCAACGCTACAGACCCAGCGGCAAACCTTGGAATTGGTGGTGCTTCAGGTTGGAACGCAAATGGCGCAAACGGTGGTTCGGGCGTTGTAATTATTCGTTATTTGACAAGTGCAATGACAGCAACAGGTGGCACAACTTCAACATCTGGTTCATACACAATTCACACATTTACATCTAACGGCACATTCCAGAGGACGGCATAACATGGCATTTTGGGCGCAATTAGATGAAGACAATAAAGTAATTCAAGTGACAATTGGTGATGACAATTCACAAGACAAGGGTTTGTTTTGGTTGATTGAAAACATTGGTGGCACATGGATTGAAACAACACTAGAAAATTATGCTGGCATTGGTTGGACTTATTTAGAAGGTGTTGGATTTTATTCGCCACAACCTTATCCATCATGGATTTTAAACGGCTTGATTTGGGAAGCACCAACTCCTAAACCTGAAGGCGACTACTATTGGAATGAAGAAACATTGGAGTGGGTACATGTCGAACTATCCTGACGGTACAAGCGCACGCCTGATCGAAGTTGCCGCAGCTGAAATCGGCACAGTCGAACACGGCGACAACCTGACAAAATACGGCAAATTTACAAAGGCTGACGGACTGCCCTGGTGCGGTTCATTTGTCAATTGGTGTGCTGCACAGGCAGGCGTGAAGATTCATTCAGTCGTAGGTACTGCAATTGGCGCGCATAAATTTAAGGAAACAAACCGTTGGTCAAACATGCCGCAATTGGGTTACTTGGCTTTTATGGATTTTCCACATGACGGCGTTGATCGCATTTCACACATTGGAATTGTTGTAGGTTTGATTGACGACAAGACTTGCGTGCTAATTGAAGGCAACACCAGCGGGACAGGCGACCAGCGCAACGGCGGCATGGTCATGGTTAAGGTTCGAAAGATCGGGACTGAAATTGTTGGGTTTGGAATTCCTAAGTTTGTCCCTTATAAGGGCGAATTCCCAACAGTAGAAATGCCAAAATCGGGAGTCAAACCGACAAAGGAGAAATCAAAATGGACAAAGTCAAAGCCGTAGCAGCCTCATGGGCGCGTTCATTCATGGCAGCAGCCCTAGCCTTATACATGGCGGGCGTAACAGACCCTAAGACCCTTGCAATGGCTGGTGTTGCAGCAGTAGCACCCGTCATTTTGCGTTGGTTAAATCCGCAAGATAAAAATTTTGGCGTTACGGGGCAATGACACCAAACGAATGGGCGGCAGTCGGTGGTCTAGTCCTTTCAACGCTGGCTGCCGTCTATGCGGCAATGCGTTTTATTGTTAAATCAATTATGCGTGAACTTATGCCGAACGGTGGCAACTCACTTAAAGATCAGGTCAACAGAATTGAAAAAAGACTGGACTCATTAGTTGACAAATTGATCGGCGACACGCCGTAAGACACGCAAGGTTCTTGACGGCGCGTTGATCGTGCTTCACCCTATGTCTAGGTGGTAGTCCTTATCACCGAGAATCGGGAGAATTCAAAATGGTACTTGATCTATTAGACCCAGCAACATTGGGTCGTTTAAGCATGCTGGTCATTTTGTTAGTTATGGCAGCAGCAGTCGGATACGCAAAAGGCTTCAAAGACGGCAAGCGCGAAGGCTTGGCACGTCGTAAGGCAATCAGCCGCCACATTTCAAACAAGGCGGTGAAGTAATGGGGTTCTTGGATAACTACGAGGCTTCACGCGAACGCCTAGAACGCTGGATTAAGACTTACCCAACAGGTCGCATTGAAACACGAATTGTCGAATTTAGTGCTGAGAAGGGTTACGTCTTAGTTGAGGCAAAAGCATTTCGCAATGACACCGACGTCAACCCTGCGGGCATTGATTACGCATACGGATACCAGGGTGCTTATCAGCAAAACATGAAACGTTGGTTTTGCGAAGATACAGTCACGAGCGCAATTATGCGCGTTCAGCAATTGGTCATGGGTGGTGCTGAGAGAAGCACGAAAGAAATTATGGAGCAGGTAGAACGCACGCCAGCCAAGATTGCTAACAAAGACACAACAGACTATTGGACGACAAAGTTTGGTGACGTGCCAAGTTACAAATCAGCTGCGGAAGCCGAGCAGGCAGGTATCCCGTCGTTTGGTTCAAGTGTTGACGAGATCGCCAAGCAATTAAGTGGCGAATTAGTTGCTGAAGCACCACAGTGCAGTCATGGGCACATGATCTGGAAGCAATCACATGAAGGTGCGCCGAAGGCATGGGGCGGGTATTTCTGCACCGAACGCACAAAGGCAACGCAATGCACGCCTCGCTGGTACGTCATGCGATCAACAGGAAAATGGGAACCGCAAGCATGAGCGAGTACATGGAAATAATCAACCCGCAAACTATGATCGGCAAACTACTCAAAAACGGTGAAGTCGTCGAGGAATACAAAATGGAGCAGTGTGACAAATGCTCAATCCTTACACGCCTGGACGCTTTCGGTTATCAAAAGGGTTTTGGCAATGAGAAGGTTATTTGGTTTTGCATTGGTTGCCGATGAAAATGGAATTAACCCACGACGAGCAAATGGTCTGCATGCTTGCAGCGGTCAAACTGACGGCTGAATCAACTAAGGGAATGGATAACCCGCAGCGGTATCAAAAGAGTTTGGCTACCTTTGATTACCTGGTCGAATCTGCTGAAGCAATTGGCAGTGAATGGGTTGTTGCAAAATACTTCAATCTTCCATTCGACCCATACGAAAACAAATTTAAGGTCAAGGCAGACGTGGGCAATGCGATCGAAGTACGTTGGACTAAGTACGTTGCCGGTCAGCTGATAATTCATGAATACGACAGACCAAACGACATAGCCGTGTTAGTTACTGGTCAAGCACCGCATTACTTCATTGCGGGGTGGATACCCGTAGCAATGGCACAACGCCCGAAATACCGTCATTCCAAGCAACCTAATTGGTGGGTCACACAAATCAACCTACAGCCAATTGAAAACCTTAGGAGAAGCAACTATGGACACAGTTCAATTTGAATGTCGAATGTGCAAAAAGAAAACCAATCAGTTCATTGTCAAGATAACAGACCTATTGCCGCCAGGTGTGGAGACAATCCAATGCTCAGTGTGCAGTTGCATGACAGTTGCACAGATTGGACAATCAAATGCCGATCTATGAGTTTAAATGCCAAGTGTGTCAAATCAGTGTTGAGGTGGATAGATCAATCCACGAGGAGCGCGAACCAATCTGCTGCGGTACAAACATGAGTCGTGTCTACTCAACTTTCGGCATATCCTTCAAAGGTAAGGGCTGGGGTCATCAATGAATAGTTATCCACAGAAGTTATACACAGGTGTTAAAAGCCTGTGGGACACGCCCAACGCCATGCGTAAAGTTATTCAACGATTGACAGGGGGGTGTACGCTGGACGCATACAACAACACCCCAGATTTATTGGGTAAAACAAAGAATGAATCTCTTTCAAATGATCTTGAAACTAAAAAGATAAATATAAAAAGACTTCAAAGGTTGTTGTTAATCACTAGCCTGTTCGCACCGATAGGGGCAAGCCCTGCTTATTCAGCTGCTTATTCAGTAGATCAGTTGAAGTTATATGCACACAGTCGAATCCTTAATTATCAAGAGTTTCAATGTTTTCATAAGATTGTAAATAAGGAATCTCGGTGGTCATACACGGCGCGTAACAATTCACATTACGGATTGGGTCAGATGAGATCAACCTGGTATCGAGACCTTGACCCTTATCGCCAGATAGACGCAACGATTAAGTACATAACAAAACGTTACAAGACATCATGCAAAGCATGGGAGTTTCATCAAGATCGTGGGTACTTCTAATGGCAAGTGCATTAAAGGATAACGGTTCAACTGCCCAGTGGCGCAAGATCAGGCAGCGGATACTCAATAGGGACGGGCATACATGCCAGACCTGCGGTTTGGACGGCAATTCGGTCGATCATATTGTGCCTAGAAGCATGGGTGGCAGTGATGAAGACTGGAATCTGCAAACATTGTGCATTTCATGCAATTCTGCAAAAGGGGGGCGGTTTTTTAATACAACTGCGACAC